ACTTTTCCGCCGCGAGTGGTGCCGGAAAAACCGGGTTAAAAAGTCTACACTCGAATCATGGGAAAACGAAACCCGGACGCGGCTGGTTGGTGAGGGCTTGCGGATTACAAAACTTTTACGCCGGGACGGGTTGATTGATGAATGAAAATGGTGAGTGGATAACCCTGGACGTGCCAACCTCGGAAAAACTCGCGATGCTGACGAAAGGTGAGCTGATCGGCAAATTTGTCGCCTCTGCAATCGCTTGCGAGGTGGCGAAAAGGGCGGAGGCTACGGCACGGGATCAGGCTGTTTTTTTGGCGGAATGGATAGAGCAGAAATACCGGGACAGCGACAGGATCACGGCGCGGGATTATCGGGAGTGTATAGACTGGCTCGCCAAGATGAGGGGCGGGTTGACACAAAAAAGTTAAGCCATCCCTTTGTGGGGTGGCAACCATGTGGTTGAAAACAATAAAAAAAGGAGGAAGCGGTGAAAAAACAGGAATATGTGACTCTGGAAAATCTGGGGCATGGCGCGGCGGCGGAGATGTTCCAGGCGGAACTGGCGCGGGTCGTGGAGAATGTCAGTGACCCGAACACCAAGCCCGAGGCGGTGAGAAGCGTGACCCTTAAGCTAAAGATTAAGCCGAACAAGGACCGCACTTTCTGCGCGGTTGAGATCAGCTGCGACGGCAAATTGGCCAGCTTGCAGCCGTTCGAAACCCAGATGTATGTGGGCATGGATAAAGGGAAAGGGGTGGCCACCGAATATAACCCCGCCCAGGGCAATCTTGCGGTCCAGACCGCCGAGGGCGCGGTTGATGTGAGGACCGGTCAGATCGTGAGCATGGGTGGCCGGTAATTTTTCAACTACAACTAATCCAAGGAGAACACAATGATTGACAGAAGTTTTATCGAAAAAATTGAAAGTCTTGCCACGCCGATCTGGATGGAAGAGGGAGACCGGCGGTTTACCTCGCGGCCGGTGAATGTTGTTCTGGAGCCGACCGTCGCGCCCCTAATCGTGCACACCCTGACCGGCCTGACTGATTTCATGGCCGGGGCCGCGACATCGGTGCAGATGGTGCATGTGCAGGATTTTACCCGGGTTGCATTAATTTCTGACATGTATGGCCCGGAAAAACAACGGGAGACCTTCGCTCTTGCCGAGACCTATGAACTGAAACACCGCTTCGGCAGCGACATCCCCGTGGCGGACTTCGTCGTCTACCTGCAATCCATGTTTGTGCAGGATGCAACCACGGCCGAGATCATGCGCATTGTCGGCAACCTGACCCAGGGGACCGAGGCGAATTTCGCCGATGACGGCATGACCCAGCGGGTTACGGCCAAGGCCGGTGTGGCGCGGGTAGAGATGGTCGACCTGCCTAACCCGGTTACGTTGCGGCCCTACCGAACTTTTGCGGATATCGAACAGCCGGCCAGTTCGTTTGTGCTGCGAATCAAGGCGGATAAGGACAGCGGCCCGCGCTGCGCCTTGCATGAAGCCGACGGCGGGGCGTGGAAGAATTCCGCAATCTCCACAATCCGTGCTTGGATGATCGGAAACGGGCCGGAGGGCATCAGGATCATAGCATAGAAAAAGCGAGCGGCCCCGCTCGGTATCACCGACGAACGGGGCCGCTCTTTCGCCAAAATGGGGGATGAATAAATGCTGAAACGCAAATCACCAATTAAAGCCAAAAAGCCCATGGCAAAAAAGGCTAAGCCAAAATCAAGGGGTTGGTTCTCGAAAGAGTATTTACCGTTGACAGCGCACCTCTAGGGTGGTATGTATAAAAGCTATGAAGACACACGAGCAATTTGTTTCTGAAATAGCTGGTAGAGGCGTTGTCCCTTTGGAGCAGTACAGGGGGGCACATAACAAAATCTTATTCCATTGTTTGGTCTGCGGTAACGCGTGGAGCGCCGAACCACACAACGTAAGAAGGGGTAGCGGTTGTGTGCTATGCGGGAGAAAGCGCGGGATACCAAAAGCAAGAATATCCCGGAGGAAAGAAAATAAAATAATTGCTGATCATGGTGATTGGCTTGAAATTGACGTGTCAACTCGCAAACATCCTGATGCTGTGATGCTGGTCGATAAAATAGACTGGGAATCTCTTTTAGCGCATGACTGTGGCAGATGGACAGCCACGCAAAACAAATATGTTGTCTATGCTGTTTCGCGCAAAGACGGAGTAAATATATTCTCGCATAGGGTTATTCTCCCTGGGGCAGTTGTGGTTGATCATATAAACCATAACGGCCTGGATAATAGGAGAATAAACATTGTCTCATGCACTCAACGGGAAAATATATTAAACAGCCGCAGGTTTAAGGCTAAAAGTTCAAAATACAAAGGGGTGTCTTGGTCTAGAAGGAAGGGTAAGTGGGCGGCTTACAGCACGGTCAAGGGGAAACAAAAGCATATCGGCTACTATAATTCAGAAGAGAAAGCGCACCACGCAACAGGTGGGGGAAAATGAAACAGACGCCGCTTAAAAGGAAAACCGCCATTCGAAGTAAACCTAAAAAGCACAGTAGATCTTTTTACTCGAAACGCCTGGACGATCTAGCTAAAGGATTTGCAAAAGAGCGAGACGGTTATATCTGCCAGCACACGGGCCAGCAGGTTGACGGCTCGAACGCACATGGCTCGCACGTTGTCCCGGTATCGGCCGGAAATGCGCTGCGGTGGGACCTGGAAAATATCAAATGCCTATCGTATCATTCTCACCTAAACTGGTGGCACAAGAACCCGCTTGAGGCCGCCGAATGGTTTAAGACCACCTTCCCGGGCCGTTGGGACTATCTGCAAAACCGGAGGGGAATTGAATTTAAGAGGACCACCGCTGAACTGACAGAGCTTTACCGGGCCGCGCTAAAATGCGCTGGCTGGGTGGAATACCAGGATATTTATAATAGCTGGATTGAGTTTAAATAAAAACTTGCGCACCTTTTTTTATCATGTTATTATACCAAAAAGCGTAACGGGGGAATCAATGCCACGATGCAGCACATGCAAGACAACTGATCCGGAAAAGTTCACCCCGAAACGGCCGCGCATTTGCGCCTATTGTTTGCGGACGTATAACCGGGAGTATGCGGCAAAAAAAGTTCAGCGCCGCAAGCCCCGGACGATCCGGGGTAAACGCTGCTCGTGTGTAACTGAGATAATTTTTAGCTCGAAGGTTTGCGCGGTTTCGTTCTGCCAGGCGCGGCGGGAGTTAAAAGCCTGGCAGTTGCCGGACTCGCCGGTGGCGTGTGGGTCGTGTGAATTGAAAATGCAGGTGGACCGGGGAACCATGCCGGATAATTTTAAAATTGGGATTGTGTAATGATCGATCCGGAAGAGTATCGCCGCCGCCCCGTTTCGTGCCTTCCGGTGGTTTATGTCGCCGTGATGTATCATAAAAACTTTGCTGGCGAATTTGAATTACCCCTCCGGGTTTTGCCGGTAGGAACCAGGAAAGAGCAGGTGCAAAAATATTGCGACGACCTTTTGCGGTCTGAGTGCGAGGATGCGGGGCTGCTGTTTGATGGTGTGGAAATTGAGTGGCGGGAGTTTGGCTCTGAATGCACCATCGGCGAGGACAACATGGCCTACGGCTACAGGTTTTTTATCCATAAGCGATTTGTGATTTAAGGGGGGATTTATGCAACAAGCACCATGGACTGAAATAGGGAGATTACAGATCGATGTACAAGAACTTTCACGAAAAATTAATGATGCTGCCAAGTCCCATGAGTTGCACTCGCTCCGTAGCGATGTGGATCGTTTGGAACATTCCTTGCGGGAACTTAGCACCACGGTTGATGGGTTACGCAATGAACTGCAAGAGCTTCGTCAAGAAATCCACGAGGTAAAGTACCCAGGAGGTATAACATGATCACAAAATTACAGCAATTCATCGAGGCACGGGAGATGGTCCCGGCCGATGCTTGGAGCGAACTCCGCCCGATCAGGGAGTCAAAAAAAGTAACGCTCCGGGAAGTGTCGGCGCGGGCGGGTGTCGGGGTTAGTTTTTTGTCAGATGTGGAGTTGGGGCGTAGGCCGCTGACGGTGCGGGTGGCCCAGATATATATCAAAATTGCGGAGGGTAAATAATGAAAGTTAAAGTTGAATACACAGTGGAAGACATGATGACACTAGCAGCGGTAGATGTTGAAAAAACCTTCCCGGCCATAGAGGGGCATACCTGGATTGTCACGGAGAGCTATGGCCGAGCATCCGCCGAGATGACCAAGATCGACGCCGAGCAGGGCGGTGACGAATCGGTGGCGGAGGGGTCAAAATGATTGAGTATGTCGCGACTAAAAAAGAGGTCGTCACCCGTGACAAATTCGTCGTTGATGGCGACGCGTGCGGGGAAATCTGGACGACGGAACACGGGTTCCAATGTCAGATATCTGTTGATGAGATGTTTGGTACAGCAAGATTCCTAACCCTGAACGGGTGTGGCAAAACTAGGGATCTGGCCCTTATTAACGCGATCAAAAACGGCAGGGATGAAGCCATGTACCTAGCCCATGCGGCGGATCACCTGGAGCAAGAACTGGGGGCGGAGAAATGAACGCGAAACCAGCAATATCTCTGAAAATTTTAGCTGAGCGGAAAACGGATGGTGTCCAGAAAACCACCCAATTCCAGGTTGACCCGCGAATAATTGAGGTTGAGGATGGTTTTAATGCCCGCCCGATTGACCATGAGCATGTCGCCGCATTTCAAGCCAGCATTTTAGCGGGGGCAACAATCCCGGCGCTTTTCGTTCGGGTCGATGGGGGGCGGGTCATTATCGTTGATGGCCACCACCGACATGCGGCGTACATGGCTTTGATATCTGCCGGCCACGACATCAAGCGCGTTGACTGCACCCAGTTCCGGGGCTCTGATGCCGATCGGATTGCGCACATGCTGACCAGTGCCCAGGGCAAAGCGCTGACACCGCTGCAAATGGGGGTTCAGTATCGCAACTTGGCCCGGTTGGGCTGGAGTGCTGGCGAGATTGCGGCGAAGATTGGCAAATCCCGCCAGCACGTTTCCGACATGACCACCCTGGCGGAGTCGGAATCTGACGTTACCGGCATGGTGACGCGGGGTGAAGTCGCCGCAAATATCGCCGTCCGGGAAGTCAAGAAATCCGGTGCCGGTGCCGGTGCGGTGCTGGCTGGCCATCTGCAGGTTGCGCGGGAATCTGGTAAGAAAAAAATCACAGCAAAAACCATGCAGCCATCTTCGGTTAAAAAACAGGATTTTAAGACGGTCGAGGAACTCAGGATGTGGCTTGCCCCGCTTAGCTTTGATCGGCGGATTGATGCCTCGGTTAAACTTCTGGATAGCGGGGAATAAAATATGTCAAAAACGACACAACAATTCGCCTGTTCCGCGCGTCACAAGTGCGGAGTCACAGCCTGCCCGGAGGCAACCCCGCATCTAAAAAATGATTATTGTGATTATTGTTTTTGCGGGGCGAATGGCGAGGATTGTTTTTGCGAACCGGTAACGGAGGATGAAAAATGAGCGAGCACAAAGCGAAATATGAAGTAGCAGAGCGAAACGGTGGCGGACCAGCGGCCATGATTAACGCGGCCATTACCGGCGGGGCCGACCTCGAAAAGCTCGAAAAGCTGATGCTGCTGCAAGAGCGGTGGGAGGCCAATGAGGCTAAGAAGGCTTATGTTATGGCTATGGCTAAGTTTAAAGCCAACCCGCCGAAGATCGACAAGGATAGATCGGTTAACTATGGCACAACCCATTATGACCATGCCAGCCTCGCCAACGTCACCGAGAAAATTAACTCTGCATTGGCCCTGGCCGGTCTGTCTGCTGCCTGGACTACCAAGCAGGATGGTGCGGGAATTTCAGTAACTTGCACCATTACCCACCATTTGGGCCACAGTGAATCGACCACCCTGACCGCCGAAGCGGACACCAGCGGACAGAAGAATAAAATCCAGGCAATCGGCTCGACTATCACCTATCTAGAAAGATACACCATCCTTGCCCTGACTGGCCTCGCCACCCACGAGCAGGACGACGACGGCAAAAAAACCGAGGTCCAGACAATCACAGAGGCCCAAGAGAACGAACTGCATTCTCTGATTGTCGATAACATCAACGAAGCGTATGTCGCCACGTTCTGCAAGTATCTCAAGGTTGAGTCGTTGGGCGACATCCTCGCCGTCAATTTCGGCAAAGCAAAAGCTGACCTGAAAAATGTTATCAAAACATACAAGGGGAAAGCAAATGCAAATTCACAAAGAGCTTGAGCAGGGTTCGCCGGAATGGTTCAAGGTGAGAATGGGGATTTGCACCGCCAGCATGTTTTCCACGGTGCTTGCCAGTGGCCGGGGCGGTGGGGTGAGCAAGACCCGCCAGAAATACCTATACCAGCTTGCCGGGGAGATCATCACCGGAACACAGGCCGAAAGCTACACCAACGGCCACATGGCCCGTGGGCACGTCCAGGAAATTGAAGCCCGCGACTTGTATTGCCTGGTGAATGAAGTTGAAGTTGAACAAGTCGGCTTTATTACCGGCATCCCTGGCGTCGGATATTCCCCTGACGGTCTGGTGGGCGAACCCGGCTTGCTGGAATGTAAAAGCCGCTTGCCGCATCTGCAAATTGAATTGCTGATGGCCGACCGCGTACCACCCGAACATCTCCACCAGTGCCAAGGCGGGTTGTGGGTAACGGAAAGGGAGTGGATCGACTTTGTTGCCTATTCTCCGTCTCTCCCCTTGTTTCAAAAGCGCCTCTACCGTGATGCAAAAATCATTTCGGAGATCCGCATGGGCGTTGACCGGTTCCTGGCTGAACTACACGAGATAGTCGAGAAAATCAAATCACTGTGAGGGGAGAAATGGAAAATCAAAACGCTGTTTTAGTTGTTGAGCAGACCACCGCCGAAAACGGGCTGATTGTGGTTAAAATCGGGGACCTTGAAGTAACCCCGGCCACCCTGTTTGGCGCGGATGGCTCGACGCTTAAACAGGCCCTGGAGATCATCGACAAGCAGGCCCGTGACTTTACCCCGGACATTACCACCAACGCCGGCCGGGATGCTTTGCGCTCTCACGCCTTCCTTGTGACCCGGACCAAGACCACTCTGGAGAAGATTGGCAAGGCCCGCGCCGCAGAAGCGAAAGCCCTGCCGAAAATCATCGACCGCGACCGCCGAGTGGCCGACGAATACCTGACAAACCTGATTGCCGAGGTCCGCCAGCCATTAACTGATTGGGAGGTTGTCGAGAAGGCCAGGGTCGAGGCCGAAGAACTGGCTTTACAGATCGAAGCGGCCCACGCCGAAGCTCTGGAAATTGAGGCGTTATACGCCCGTGAACGGGAAGTATCCCGGAAAGAAGCTGAGTGGGCGCGGGTTGAAGAAGAAAACCGGAAGATTGAGAACGAGAGAATACTCCGGGAATTTGCGGAGAAGACGGCCAAAGAGCAGGCCGAGAGGGAAGAGCAGATGAAGGCCGAAGCCGCCGAGACTGCCAGGCGCGAAGCGGAAGAGAAAGCCGCCCGTGAGATTGCTGATGCCAAGGCGCGGGAAGAACAGGCTGAGAAAGACCGGCTGGCAGCGGTTGAATCCGCCAGGGTCGCCGCCGAGAAGGCTGAGGCCGACCGGATCGCCGCCGAAAAGAAGGCCGAAGCCGACAAGGTCCAGGCCGTAAAAGATGCCGAAGAACGGGCCGCTGTTGCTGCAAAGTTGGAGCGCGACCAAAAAGAAGCCGCTGAGACTGCCGCCAGGATCGCCGCCGAGAAGAAAGCCGCTAACGTAAAACACCGGAATAAGATCGAATCCGAGGCATTACGGTTCATCGTGGGGATCCATGGTATTACTGAAGATCAGGCCAAGGGGGTTATCGAAAACATTTCAGCCGGGGCAGTCCCGCATATCACTATCACGTATTAAACCGGCCAAGAAGGCGGTGGGTGGTGGTGTTAACAGGTGAAAAATGGACGGCATTACGAATCAACAGGTTGTTGAGTACATAAAATACCGGGGCGAGGTGTCAATGGCGGAGATAATGCGCCAGTTCCACGTGGGGTTTAGCCGTGCGGTCAAGCTATTGCGGCCATTGGTTGATAAAAAAACTATCGTGCCCGTGGTTGGTTTATATGGGACCTCGTACCGGTATGTTGAGCGGGAAAAGAGACGTGTGGACCAGTGCCTATTTTGCAATCGCCGGGCATGTTATGATCGCGTCGTGTCCTCCCGCGATAACGGGGCAGCATACGATGAGGTTGCGTGTCTTGACCACATCAAAGAGCTACATAATCATTCAGACCAGCTTCACGGGGTGATGAAACATTTTATCAGCAGCACGGGTAAACAAAAGCGCGGAGTGCCCTTTGAATGAAGCAAAAACACCCTGACATTGTGGCGACTATAACCAACGGGCAATTGGTTTTTCACATCCCAAGGCTACTCCAGGCCGTTCTTGCCGGGATCGGGGAGGGTGCTTTGTGCCGGGTAGATGTGAAGAAGTTTTACAAGAAGCGGACTGATAGCCAGAACGCCACCATCTGGGGTCCTGATTACGCGCTGATCTTGGCCTACATATTCCAAACCACCGGCCAAAGTTTTGAAGCTGAAGAGTTGCACCGCTGGCACAAAGAAAAGTTTTTGGGATTCGAGGCGTCAACGGTGCATCCAGGATTGCATAAACTGAGGTCAACCAAGGTTTTGAACACGGCAGAGTTTGTGGAGTTTCGGGAAAAATACTGCAAATATTGGGCGGGATGTGGTTTATGGGTGCCTGACCCCGACCCGGCCAAAAAGAAGCGCAAGGAGGACAGGACATGAAAGAAGCACCAGAACTTGTTAGCGAGCGTGGCACGTTACTACCCACGGAGCCGCACCCAATGGCGCAAGACGCGATGGGCTTCATTTCGTCCCTTGGACTAACAGAACTATTCAAGGTCCTTGACGCGATGTCGTCATGCGCGATTGAAGGCAACAGGGTGGCGGAAGTGTGCGCGGAAACATTAAGGCGTGTTTTAGCCCGCGAGCCTGTCTCGGACCGATATTTACTTGGTCTTGCCTGGTATCTGCGGCAGACTCGCTAACGACCTTATAAGCCGCTGGCCAATGAAAGCCGCCATTGCCGCCAGCGTTATTCCAGTCGGCTTGATAAAATTGTTATATTTTATTTTAGGAGGTTGGGTGTGGGTAGAGAAACATTTTACGATAAGATTAGATCCTTTGTTTCTGGAGTTTCTTGGATGATTTTGTTGTGGTCTTTGCGAATGACGCCAGATGAGTATTGGATGGCTGTTTACGAGCAGGAAAAGGCCAGGATTGATCATTTAAATGCTAAAGGCTGATTTTTGAAATATACCGTTTTAGCTCACTTGAAACATGGGAAACGAAACTATGATTGAAAGTACGGAAACACCCAACGTGATTGAGCCGAAAGCAGCCGCCCCATGTTTTCAGGTGAAGCGCCTGGTTATGCTTTTTTGGCGATGGGTTTATCTCCTGGCAGAGAAAAAGAGTAAGGAAATCCATCTCGACAGGCACCACAACGACATAAAATGTCCACGGTGCAAGATGTGGTTTTCTGTTTCAGGTCTCAAATACAATCACCAGTTCGGGCCTGAGAATGAACTGTTTATCCAGGTCAAATGTGGGCAATGTGGCGAAGTGTCAAACTGGTCACCAAATATTGCGCCTGTTTTGACCAGGGTTGACGATAAGGGTGTCCCGGTCGAAGCATAACGATTGAGCTGAGACGCGGGAAACCGATCAAGAAAGGAGATAAACGGCATGAGTAATAACTGCAAAAATTGT